ACAGACCCAACACCAACAGCGTTGCTGTTCGGTGGGATGTAACTAAGGAGAAATAAATGCCAACAACCTATAAAGTCCTTGGGCAATCAAACCCATCGGCAACAACAGCAACAACCCTATACACAGTTCCCTCAGCAACACAGGCTATTGTGTCAACCATTACTGTCTGTAACCAAGCAGCAACTGCTGGTACCTACCGCATCGCAGTACGCGTTGCTGGTGCAGCCTTGGCTGCAAGCCAGTACGTTGCTTACGATGTATCACTGCCTGCTAATACAACTGACACCTTGACTTTGGGTGTTACCTTGGCTGCGACAGATGTAGTTACTGTCTATGCCTCATCCGCAAACTTCTCATTCGCAGCGTTCGGAAGCGAGTTATCATAGTATGTCAACAGGAAGATTAGGTGCGGGTGATTCCGCAATTCAATCTACAATCGTAGATGCTAAGGGCGATTTGCTTACAGCAACTGCTGCTGATACGCCAGCACGATTGGCGGTGGGTAGCGCTAACCAAACATTACTTGCAGACTCTGCCCAGGCTACTGGACTAAAATGGGGTTCTTCACCACAGTCTCTAATGACTGCAACAGGTGATTTGCTATATGCGTCAAGTGCAAATACACCAGCAAGGTTGGGTATTGGCTCAACAGGTCAGGTTCTTAGCGTATCTGGTGGCGTTCCTACGTGGGCTTCTGCTTCGTCAGGTATCTCTATTCTTGGTTCAAAAACAATAACAGCGGGAACTAATTACACAACAACATCTACTACTCAAACTGCAGTAAACACAACAAACTTTAGGGTTTCTATTACTACAGGGTCAAGCACGACCATTATTGTAATTCTGAAGGGTAGAGCACAAATCGCTGGTGGTGGAGTAAATACGTGGAGCGTATCATTAGGAGCAGGAACAACTTACGAAATGGTTGCTTGCGATAGCAGTTATATTGGAGTAAATGAAGCCTGCACTGTACATATTGTTACTGGTTTATCTGCTAATACTGCATATAACGTTGATTGGACATACAGAACAAGCAATGCTGCTCAGGCCGCTCAAATAATTGGCGATAGTACAAATGCTTATCCAAGAATGGTGGTATTAGGATAATGGCAAAAACAAACAAAGAAATCAATTTATCACAATTAGATAAAGAACTTGGTGTAGTTGGACTAAATGCTGCAAGTAAAGATGGTGAATGGGAAATTTCATATGCTGATGGAAGACCCGATGACCAAGCATTGCTGAACGCAATAGAGTCCCACATTTCCCAGCCTAATCCTCAACCAACTGTTGCTGACAAACTTGCCTCAGTTGGTCTTTCTTTAGAAGAACTCAAAGCAGCACTAGGAGGAAACTAAATTGGCTACAGGTAGAATCGGTACTACACCAGTACTGACAGTTCGCTGGTCTAAGGCACCAGCAGCAGGTACTACCAGCCTGTCTGGACTAGACGATAACTCAGTATCGCTGGTCTATTCAGTAGGGTACGAACAGGTATATCGCAACGGTACATTGCTCTCACGTGGCAATGACTACACAGCCACAAACGGCACCAGCATCACTTTGATAGATGCCACTCTTGCTGGCGACATTATTGAAGTCATCGCTAACGCTACGATTGCTCTGACTGATACCTACACACAGTCTCAAGCCAATGGTAAGTTCATCAACAATACGTTGACTACCACCACTGGCGACATCATCTATGCCTCTGCTGCTAACACTCCAGCAAGATTAGGTATTGGTTCAACAGACCAAGTACTCAAGGTATCTGGTGGTATTCCTGCTTGGGGCGCTACTGCTTTCAATACTGGCTACGCATACACATCAAGCAGTCAGACCACGACTTCCACTTCCTACACGGATTTGTCTACCGTCACATCCGTAACTGTTACAACTGGAACCAAGGCTCTTGTAACGATTAAGGCAATGATGGGTAATAATGGTGTTTCAAATGTTTGGGAACATTGTTCTTTTGCAGTAAGTGGAGCAACAACGATTTCCGCATCTGACGAACGTTCCATTTCTGCTTATCATCAAGCAGCGAATAACAATATTGTTGAAGCGGGTGCTGCTTTTGTAGTAACTGGATTAACAGCAGGGAGTAATACATTCACTCTAAAATTTTCCGCGGCTGGTGGCGGAGCATCAACAACAGCATTTTTTGAACGTCGTTCAATTTCCGTCGTAGATTTGGGGTCATAAAATGGCTAGAGTAATAACTTCAAAAGAAATTAATCTGTCGCAACTTGATAAAGAACTTGGTAGTCAAGGACTATCTGCTGATTTGAATGACCCAGCAAATAAAATTATTCAAACTGCAGACTTATCAACCGTGACTCAAGAAGAACTTGAAAGTGCAGTCAATTCTCATATTGCACAACCAGTTCCACAACCTACTATTGAAGAAAAGTTAGCATCCGTAGGACTGTCCTTGGATGAACTCAGAGCAGCCCTGGGGGGTAACTAATGCCAATATCAAAAGCATCATCTAACGCCGTTGCTCCAGCAGCAAAAGGCGACTTGGTAGTTGGTACTACCACCAATGACTCTGGCATCCTTGCAGTAGGTAGCGCCAATCAGGTCCTCACTGTTGACTCGTCAACGACTACAGGATTGAAGTGGGCTGCGCCAAGTAGTGGTGGTATGACATCATTAGCAACTGGTTCATTAAATGGTTCTTCTTCCATAACAATATCAAGCATTTCTGGTTCTTATGTTGATTTGCATTTATATTTGTATGCAGTTAATACAAATGCGAATGGTTGCTTTATTAGATTAAATGGAGATAGCGGTTCCAATTATGGTGGGCTTTATCATCGTTTTTACAATAATGCTTTAGGTGGTAATGCTTACAATACAAGCGGTTTTACAACTTTAATCAGCACAGTTGGCGAAACAACTCCTGACAATAACGCCGATGGTAATGTAGTGATGTATTTTCCCAATTATGCAATATCTACTGGAAAAAAATCAGTGCGTTCGTCATCTTATTGGGTAAGTAACAGTGGATTTAAAACAGTAGTCCAAGCAACACACGCTTGGGTTGGCACCTCTGCCGCAATTTCTTCTATTGAAATATTTACTGGTGGCGGTAATTTTACTGGCGGCACTTATGTTCTATATGGAGTCAAATAATGAAAAAAATTATTCATAATGTTGAAACTGATGAAATCATTGAAAGAGATTTCACGCCACAGGAATTGCAACAAATTGAAAAAGACCAAGCAGAATTATTGCGTTTAAAAAATCAAGAAATAGAAGCAACCACAAAACGCCAAGCCCTGTTAAACAAGTTAGGTATAACCGAAGAAGAAGCCAGACTACTTCTTTCGTAATGCTTAACTCAGATATTGACTGGGCTGCTGCAAATGCAGCCCATCGTCAGTGGATTCTAGACGGCAAGCACCTAGCATTTATCTGCCCTATAGAGGGCGGCAGTATTCGTGGTTGGACATCAATTTAGAAACGAAAGTAGGGGACAATGATAGGAAAGAACGACACAGTAGCAATTGGCTGGTGCGATAATGGCACTACCGACGGTAAGTTTACCGAAGGGTTGATGACAGCAGTACTCGCTGGCCCAATCAATGGTATGCCGATTCACACCAGTATCCGAGTCCAGGGCAATCAGATTGGCAGACAACGCCAAGTACTCTTTGACCATTGGGCAGATAAGATAAAGACAGATTGGCTGCTCTGGGTAGACTCAGACATAGTACTGAACCTAGAGTCAATGAAGAAGTTATGGCAGACAGCAGATAAGATTAACCGTCCTGTCGTCAGTGGTGTGTACTTCATCTCCAAGGAGAATGAGAGTACGCTTATGCGTCCTTTCCCTGTACTCTTTGATGACATCAGTGAGTTCCAGGTTAAGTACCATCACCCACTACCTCATGATGAAGTCATCAAGTGTGACTCAGCTGGCTTTGGGTTTGTGCTAATGCATAAGTCTATCATACCAAAGATGCGTGAGAAGTTCCCGGGACAGTCTATGTTTATGGAACGCGGAGACGGCGATGACGATAAGTTCATCGGCGAGGACATCATCTTCTTCCGCAGAATGAAGGCAGCAGGTATTCCACTACACGCCCACACTGGGGCGCTAGTCAAGCATATGAAGCGCTTTAGCTTAGACTATGACTACTATGCTATGTACTGGACTAATGAGCAGTTGAAAGAAAAATTAAAAGAACAACAAGGCTAGGAGAATAAGTGGCTGGTCGTGATATTACCGAAGGTCGTGCAACGCGTGCCGTTGCGGTAGATGTTGGCGTACTTTCGGATGCTTCCATTTGGCAGAACACTGATATAGCATACGATGTAGCTATTGGTGGCATGCCGTTTATCTACGCTATTAGCGACCAGAACCCTTATATCCGTCAGACTGCGCCTTATCGTAAAGACCAATTTGATAATCAGACAGAGCCAGGCGAGCAATCACTTACTGGTTGGTGGCTACGAAGCCAGTCATCCTTCCATGATGGGACGGGTATTGTATTCTATGACCCTGCTTTAATTCCAGGGGAAGGTACATTCCAATTTGCTGATAGCAAAGGCGTAGATGTCTGGACTAAAGGTGAAGCTACGCTTCTTCCTAGCAGCACACAGGGACACGAAGTAACTGGAGCAATTGCATCTAATGCTCGTTCTAATCAGTTTATTCGTTCTATTCAGTGGAGTGGAACTAACGGTATTTTACTACACGATGAGTATGACGTAGATAAGATTGATACTGCTGGAACTGTCACGCATTTTATTGATTATAATTCTGGCACTGACGATAAGGTCTACGCTATCTGCGATGATGGTGTTACTGCATACTGGGTAACTAATGATACTGGACCATCAGGTAAACTAGAAGTAAACAAGAAAGCATTGACTGGCACATCTACTACATCTCCAACAGTTATGTTTACGGCTAACGGTATTACTGTAACCAATGCAGTGATGGAGTTCATTAAAGAACGTATCATTATGTGTGCTAATAATGGCGTCTACGAATTTACATCAGCAACATCAGCACTGCCTACAGCAGTTTATACACATCCTGATACTAGCCACGTATATACCAGTATTACAGCATCAGGTCCTGCAATCTACATAGCAGGTTTCAATGGCATTCAGTCAACTATTCAGAAGTTTACACTTACTACAGCGGGGGCTATGCCCACGCTATCTTCAGCAGTAGTAGCAGCAGAACTACCAGTTGGTGAAATTGTCCATAGAATTTACTACTACCTAGGCTATATGGCTATTGGTACTAGCAAAGGCATTCGTATTGCCACAGTTAATGACCAAGATGGTTCATTAACATACGGTCCACTAATGGTAGAAACTACTCAGCCTTGCTATGACTTTGCTGCCCGTGAGAATTTTATTTGGTGTGCTACTGGTGTTGATGGTAATCCTGGAGTAATCCGCATTGATTTATATAATGAGCTATCACCACTACGTTTTGCCTATGCTAACGACCTGTATTACACGGGAGTAACTGGTCATCAGACTACCTCTTGTGGTTTTTTGGGTACAACTGACCGACTTGCATACTGCACAACTGCTATCACGGGTGCAACTAGTGGTTATGTTTACTCGCAATCTGCTAGTACTTTGCTTACTAGTGGCTACATAACTACAGGCTATATTCGTTATAACACTTTAGAACCTAAGAACTTCAAGCGTTTACTTGGACGTGGTGATTTCACCTACGGTTCTATGACACTAGAAACTGTAGACGCAGACGGAACTGAGTACGATGTCATCTCATATGATGCAACAGTGCCACCTGTTGAGGTAACTACATCTCAGCCTACTGGCTCACAAGAATACATAGCCTATAAGTTTATTATGTACCGGGACGGAACTGATACAACTAAGGGCCCTATCTTTAAGGGCTATCAAGCTAAGGCGACAATTGCTACACCTCGCCAGCGAGTAGTAAGATTCCCTGTATACTGTTTCGATGTAGAGACTGACAAGTACAATGTCATGGTTGGTTATGAAGGACGAGCCTTTGACAGAATCGGTCAGCTTGAAGAGATTGAACAGAATGGGGATGTTGTCACATGGCAAGACTTAACCACTGGTGAGTCACGCCAATGTATCATTGAACAAATCACATTCACTCGCATGACACCACCTGACAGAGGGTTTACCGGTTATGGTGGTATCTTAACTATGACTATAAGGACCGTATAAAATGTCACCTGCTGATTGGGCTGGATTAGCCGTATCCATTACTACCCTTGCTACTGCTTTGGCAATGGGTGTTAAACATTTAACTAAACATTATCTGTCGGAACTAAAGCCCAACGGTGGGTCAAGTATCAAAGACAAGGTTAATGCCTTGGAAGACAAAGTAGATTTACTAACAGAGTTAGTCAAGGAAGCATTGAGGAAATGAATGAAACATGTAGTAAAGGCCGCGAGTCCTGCTGCTATTGCTGTTCTCCGTCAGGCGACAGCACTCTGGCCGAAGCGCAAGAAACTGTCCGACGGATTATTACCATCACTGGCACATCAGAAAGCCAGTCCGAATTCCGACCACAACACGGGTCTTGCTGTTGATTTGACACACGACCCCAAGAACGGGGTTGACTGTGCCCAGATATTCGAGAAGCTTAAAGAAGATGAGCGGGTTTCCTACCTTATCTTCAATAAAAAAATTTGGTCGCGCAAGCATGCTAAGTCTGGCAATCGTGTTTACACTGGTAGCAACGGCCATACTAAGCACCTTCATATTTCTATCAACCCTGATATGGCTAATGATACTAGCCCTTGGTTCTGGTGGATGAATCAACCAAAGATTGTGAATCAGTTAGCTGCAAAGCTAGCACCTGTACCTACCAAGAAGCTTCCGCTTCCTGAGGTACCAGCGGTGTGCACCTGCTGTAAGGTTCACAACACAAAACGAAAGGCAAAATAAATGGAAGCACTAAAGCAAGTATCGCTGACATGGTTCCGTGCTGCAGCCTCAGCTGCAATCGCACTCTACCTAGCAGGAGAGACTGACTTCAAGACACTCGGAATGGCAGCCCTCGCTGGGTTCCTCGGGCCTGTCCTAAAGTGGCTCGACCCATCGGCTACAGAGTTTGGAAGAGGCGCACGCTAGCCCGTAGAATACCCTTTAAACGGCTTTAAACGCCCTTTAGAGACAAGAAACCCCCCGACTTAAGGTGATTACCTTAGGAAGGGGGGTCTTTTGTGCTGTTCCGAGTCCGATAAAATAACCTTGCGGCTTCTCCTCCGCTCAGTTATAATATATATATTATATAATATAAATAATATAAAGACCCCGAAGGGGTCTTATATAATATATATAAATATAATTATAATATATATAAATATACTATGCAAGTTTATTGAAAGGAATCATGGGAGTATACCTTACCGATGATTACAAGATACCGGGGCATGTGTCATACTCAGCCCTGACTACATACATCGACTGTGGTTACCTCTACTACCTCGGACGACTATTGGAGATACCTGAACAACCTGCTGTTTGGTCAGCTGGTGGTTCTGCGTTCCATAAGGCTACCGAAGAATGGGATAAAGCACATGTTGAGTAAGCAACTATGGGAAGAAGCGTGGCATGAGTACACGAAAGATATCGACCTCTCAACGCTTAGGGTTGGTGGCAGGGCTACGAAGGAGCGTCCTAACAAAGAAGACGCAGAGTTCTGGCAAGTTGCAGGCCCCGAGTGGGTACAAAGTTACATTGATTGGCGCACGACTAACACGAACTGGAAGATTTGGAAAACGCCTCAAGGCGTTCCTGCGATTGAACTAGGTATCATACCTGAGTTTGCTGGAGTTCCAGTCAAGATGGTTATCGATAGAGTCTTTGAAGTTGATGGCGACCTAGTTGTTGTAGACTTGAAGACTTCACAGCGCACACCTGACTCAAGCTTACAGCTTGGGTTCTACAAAGCAGGACTGAAAAAGATATTTGGTGTTGATGTCAAGTATGGTAACTACTGGATGGCTCGTCAGTCGGGTACTGGTAGCATGGTTGACCTATCAAAGTATACCGAAGATATGATTACATACTTCGTAGAAAACTTTGACAAAGCACGCAGGAATGGTGTATTCTTACCAAACACAAACAACTGTAATCGGTGTGGGCTCACGGAGCACTGCCCGTTTACTTCGAAGAAAGAGAAGCAATGAACGAAGAATGGAAACTGCAAGTCTCGTATAAGACTGGTACTGGTGACATGATTAATATCCGTGCCAATACTGCAGATGAACTCAGTGTGCTGCTTGAAGGTGTAGGTGACTACGCTACGCAGATTGCTGCAACAAACAAGATGCTAGCAGCAGCGTATAATGTAGCCCCTTTATCGACTACAAATTCCACTACAAACACAACGCCTCCATCCTCCTTACCGCCAACCCCGGTGTCGGAAGCGTCAGGTACCGCAGCTCCCACATGTAAGCACGGAGCTCGCATCTATCGTAGCGGTATCAGTAAGAACACTGGCAAACCCTATGCGTTTTGGGCATGTCCTACACCGCAAGGTACAGTCGACCAGTGCAAGCCTGTCAACTAAATAAATGAAACCAGTGAGCCGTAGTCAGTTAGTCATGGATTGGCTACGGCTTCTCTTTAGAAAGAAGAAGAATTGCGTACACTTGTCAGAAGCGTTGGTCGCCCAAGTATCGGTGGGGAACCGCTACCGTCATGCTTCAAAGCGTTTGAGTCGAACAAGATTATCGTCAGGCGCAGTGAAGTGTCGATGTTCGCAGCAGCGCCAGGAGTAGGTAAGTCAACACTTGCCCTTGCTATTGCGCTGAAGATGAAAGTTCCCACACTGTACATTAGCGCTGATACAAACGCACACACTATGGCCATGCGCCTAGCATCTATGATTAGTGGTAAGAATCAAGGTGATGTTGAACAATTATTGAATACTGATTTAGGTTGGACAAGGGCGGTGCTCGCCAAGGGTAGCCACATTGTATGGTCATTTGAATCAGCACCTACACTTCAGGATATTGATGAAGAGGTACAAGCATTTGAAGAACTATGGGGATGTCCACCTCAGCTGATTGTTGTAGATAACTTAATGGATGTTGCCACCGATGGTGGCGAAGAGTTCGCATCTATGCGTGCTATTATGAAGGAGTTGAAGTACCTTGCTCGTGCTACTAATGCTGCTGTTGTTGTACTTCATCATACTTCTGAGGCTGTACAAGGCACTCCGTGCCAGCCTCGCTCTGCGATTCAAGGTAAGGTTGCTCAACTACCTGCTCTTATTTGCACCCTCGGTGTCGTGGGAACAAGTATGGGCGTGGCCCCTGTCAAGAACAGATATGGCAAGGCTGACGCAAACGGAACGCTTATGACTTGGATTGCATTCAACCCTGAATATATGTTCGTTGATGACATACCGGAGAATGTATAATGGATGACGATTACTTGGAGATTCATGCTAAAGAGATGGCGCAGTCTGAATATCTCAGACATATTGCCAAGTGCATACAGAAGATTGATGATGCCAAACCGCCAGCTAAGGATGCTTATACGCAAGGCGTACAGGACGGACTTGACTGGGCAATAAGAATACTAGAGAAAGATAAGAGCGCATACTAATGGAATATATAAAGACAACAGATACATATGGCGTGTACTTGGATAGTAATAAAACATACGGTTCATTGAATGTTAGTTTGTTTGATAAAGCAAGATTAACATTTTTTTATAGTTTCCATCAGTTTAACCTTGGGATACATATTATCTTCAGTGATTCACACTATAGTGTAGATTTAAATCTTGGGTTCGTATCCGTAGGAGTTAAATTTTAATATGGCTAACCCTAATGGTCGCAAAGGTGCACAGTTTGAAACAGATGTAATGCGATGGCTTCGTGAACACGAGGCAGTAGCAGAGCGCTTGACTAAAGCTGGTGCCAAAGATGAGGGTGACTTGTATGTATTTCTCCAGGGTCAGACATACATCATGGAGTTAAAGAATAGAAAGAAGTTAGACTTGCCTGCCTTTTGGGACGAAGCGCAGGTTGAGGCAAAGAACTATGCGAAGGCTAGGGGATTGGCGACCATACCTCCAGCCTTCGTCATAGTGAAGCGTCGCAATCATGGCATAGAAAAGTCATGGGTTATACAGGATTTAGGACAGTGGATGAGAGAGAGATATGAATGACTTACCAAGTATTAGAGATGTGCTTATCCACTACGGTGCACAAGTTGGACGAAACCACGGGCAAGTTAATCTCCGATGCCCATTCCACGGAGATACGCACCAGTCAGGTACCGCCAACCTTGACAGCAATGTCTTCGTCTGCTTTGCATGCGGAGTTCAAGGAAATAGTTTACAAATCATTTCTCAACAAGAAGGAATTACGGTAAGAGATGCAAAAGAATTCGCAGAAAGAATTACTGGAACGAGCAACAGCAAGGTACCAGGAAAACATTTATCAGGCAGAAGCTTACCTAAAAAGCAGGGGTATTCCAATAGAAGTAGCACGGTTGGCACGATTAGGCGTAGTCGCGGAAGCTGAGGTAGGACATGAGATATATACTGGCAGACTTAGCATACCATACATTACTAAGACCGGTGTTGTGGACTTACGGTTTCGTTCGCTCAATCCTGCAGTGGAGCCTAAGTACATGGGACTCACTGGCGTTGATACTAAAATGTATAATGTTCTTGATATTGAGCGGGCTGGTGATTTCATTGGCGTATGTGAGGGTGAGTTGGATACTCTTACTATGTCTAGTTGTGTCGGCATTCCTTGTGTTGGTGTGCCAGGCGCTAATAGTTGGAAGAAACATTACACGAGACTCCTCGCAGATTTCGAAAGAGTCTTTGTCTTTGCAGACGGAGACCAGCCAGGAAAAGAATTTGCCAACTCCCTTGCCCGAGAACTACCGGTTACTGTCGTCCAATTCCCCGACGGCGAAGATGCTAACTCATTCTTTACGAGCAACGGGGCGAATGCAATACTCCAGAAAGCGGGACTATTAAATGTTTAATGAAGACGGAAGGATACCCTCCTGTCCTGAATGTGGAGAGAAGTTTGATAATATCTTTACCGCAGTGGAACATATGCTTGATGACGATGAAGAGTTTAACCCAGCATTTATTCTACCTGGTGGCATAAGACTTATGTTAGGTACTCTTATGTGGAATATATATCAACGCAGGAATGAACCCGATGTTGTCTCTGAGTTAGCACAGGATTGCTATGCTACCCTTGCAATGGGAGAGTTCATGCCTGAAGCTATACCTAATGTATTAAATGATTTACTAGTGGAAGATGCGATGGAGAACTTTGATGACGAACTCAAACAACTATTCAAGAATAGAGAGTGAAGAGATATGGCAGATTATAGAACACCTAGCTGGGATGGGCTACCACATTACGCAGACAAAATCAGAAGCGGATACCCTAACAGTAACGCTAAGCGTACCTTTGCTGACAAAGAAGCACGCGTACTACATACCACCCAGTTCGAAGACGATGTAAGGATTGTATACGATGAACTCATGTCAGTCCTACTTGCAAAGCACAAAGATTATGGCCCTCGTAATATTGCTGATGCTCCTGGTGGTTCTCTCAACGGACTACGTGTTAGGATTCATGATAAGATTGCTCGCATCAATAATCTCATAGACAAGAACAGAGCACCACAGTACGAGTCATTGGAAGATTCATTCAAAGACCTAGCTAACTACGCAATCATTGCACTACTAGTGCTGAGAGATAAGTGGGATAAGTAATGGCAAAGAACTCCTCATTCGATATTGACTTTGGATACGGGCGCAAGGGTGAACAACTTGTTGAAGAGTTGCTTACCGGTGGGCGCACAGTAGAAGTCAAGCGCGACAGGAAGTGGTGGATTACCAACAACATTTACATTGAGACTGAGTGTTGGTATATGAAGTCAGGTTCATGGGAACCTTCAGGATTATCTGTAACTGAGGCAGCATACTGGGCGTTCGTACTTGAACAGTCCACATTTATTGTGCCGACTCATATCCTAAAGAAAACTGTTGAGCAATTGGGTAGGGAGATTTCGTGTGAGATACCACCGAATAAATCTAAAGGTTATCTAATTACTGTAGAAGATTTGCTAACTGGTACAAGGAAATGGAAGAACGACAAGCCATGAACTGGGATAGAATAGAACGCTGGCAGTATGTAGTCGACGCAGTCGCTGCTGAATACCACAAGAAGTTTCCCATATGTGAGCTTGAAGATATAAGACAAGCATTATATAAATGGTTCATTGAACACCCAAATAAGTTAGATACATGGGAAGCAATCGGTGAGAAGGATGCTAAGAATCTTATCTATCGTAGCCTGCGTAATGAAGCGTTGGATTATTGTCAGAAGTGGAAAGCCAAGACTGTTGGCTATGATGTAAGTGATTTATATTATTATGAACCAGGATTAGTTGAGGTGCTGTTACCTACTGTGTTGATGGGTAACTTTCATATCGCACCGAAGTTGAATCTTAATAGTGCTGGTGGTAGACCTTCCGCCCCATCAGAGGGCGGCAATATTCAGGTGCTATTACTTGAAGTAGACTCAGCATATTGGAAACTTTCCAAGGAGGATAGAAAGATTTTATTCTTCCGCCATGCTGAGTCATTAGACTTCAAGGAGATAGCCAACTATCTATCTCTTGGTACAGAGGACGCTGCTCGCATGAGGCACAAGCGAGCGATACAGCGTCTTGTAAATAAGTTGGGTGGGCGTAAGCCGTACCTTGATGAAGACTTAGCTGACAAACAAGATAGCGAAGAGCCAGACTCCGAAAACAAGTCCGAAGAAACTGGTGAACATGAATAGCGGTATCAGATAAAGAGACATACGCAGCAATTCTGCTAGCATATATCTATTTATTTTTACCAAGATTCACTCTCATCGAATCCGATTGCATCTCCGTTGCTCATAAGAGCGTCGATGTAATCATCTTCACTTGCGAACTCAGGATACCATTCAAGTATCTGAGTACCATTGGATACATCTAGGTCGGCAACCATAGTATCCGTACCTTCATCTGTATATACCTCAAACTCTAGTCGCAATAGCGATAGGTTGAATTGGAATACACCTTCAGGTGTAGCTGCTATAAACAGGGCACTAAGTTCCTCGCTTGCTGCGGTTGTGATTATATCATCGTGCTCTGCTTTAGTAACTACAATGTTGGTATTGGGGAATGCTTTGACCATGCCATAGAACTTATCTTCATGGCTACGTATCAATGAGTAGTTATCATCATTGTCAATCTCCAAGTCATCACATAGGTGCGACTTGATTAGGTTACTTACTTCTTCTGAGTTGAGTTGGTGGGTAATCACCCTATCCTCCTGTCTTGTAGAATCCAGTACCCTTGAATTGGATACCGGGAGCGTTGTATATTCTTGTTGACTCAAAGCCACAGACGCACGAGACTGGTTCGTCTCGGTCATCTACAGCACGGGAAAGTATAGTAAGTGAGTCACACTTACCACATCTATATTCATAAGTCGGCATTGTCTTTTCCCTCCCTTTCCCATAAGATTCCAGCCTTAAAGCCAGCGTCAAAGCCAGCGTTCCAGCCGTCGTCGAAGGATTTATTCTGTGCCTTCTCTTGCCCTAAGCCCTTCAATCTTTTACGATTCTCGGGCAATCCTACTTTAGTTGGTGTCATTCTAGTACACCATTCTCGGGCACGGGTGCTGTAGCTAATGTACCACAGTTAGCGCATTCCATATCCACAAAGTACAACTCTATCGTGCCATCATCTTTGTCAAAGATAGTCTTAAGGTTCCATATCTCTGAGCCACATGGGCACACTGTCGTCGGTGTCCCCCGTATATCCATCGCCGTCTTGTAGTCGGGTTTTAGTTCTGTTATATGTCTTGGTTCTTGTTCTGTCATTCTGTCTATACCAATCCTTTGCTAGCTCGTCTGCGTTGGCGCATGCTGCGGAGTCCATGTGGTACATGTACTTACCGCTATTGTATCTAGTTGTTATCGTGTAGTAGTTGTCGTCCACGACAGGCTTGCCACAGGAAGAACAAAGATTTATTCTCTCTCTGATAGAGCCATATGATTTACCCATTAGTGCCACCCATGTTTCTTGAAGTGTGCCCAAGCACGACAAGGGGTTGAGTATCTATGATAGATATACTCAAGCCCCCTGTCTATTTGCTTGGTTGGGGGTGTCGCAGGGTTGAGCCCAAGTAGTTGTGGAATACCGCCAGCATTTTTACCCATGACTTTTATTTTATTGTATGCTTCAGGGTTCCATGCTGATTCTTTACCCCACAATTTATTGAGACATGCTACCTGCTTGTCACGCCATACGCCAAGCTGGTCGTAGGCGTAAGCCTTACTGTCATCAACAGACCAAGTAGTCTGATGATTATACTGATGTGGTGGTTTCAATGGCTCGACAATTACCACAGTAAATAGCGCAACAAGCGCTAGCACTATGCCATATCTTACGAGATACTTTGCCATGCCTTTACTCCCTCTGCGAAGTTGATTGCTTGCTCTCTAACTGTACCTGTCTTGCGTGTTCGTGACAAGATTATTCTGTCTCCAGCAAGCATACCACCCCAGATACCATGCTCTATGTTCTCTTCTTTCATACCCTCTTCAAGGCAACGGGCACGGGTAGGGCAGTAACTACAGATTGCTATCGCCTTGATTGCGTTCTCAATCTGTCGCCGGTGGTTAGCTCTGCTTGGTCTACCACCCTTGCGCTGAAGTGGTTGCTCTTCAGGAAACCACATATCAGGATTGGGGTGGGTTGAACATAGTCCGTTCATGTTATCCTCTGTTCATCGCTGGTGAATAGAAGGGTTGAATAACAACTAACCCTGTCAGCAACTCCGCCCACTTACGAGCGTCGTCTATTGTATCAAAGGCTCCATAAAATACAGAGCGCTCTGAAGTTTCTTTGGGAAAGACGAGCACAATGTAACCTGCCACCAGCATACCTGCTAGTGGCTCGGCTACTGCTACATCTGTATTAGGCGCTGAAGATAACGCTTGTGTATCCGTCGAGTCTGTCATGTGTGGTGACTAGTCCCTTCTTACCATTGAGATGGCGGTATGTGCCGTCGCCTAGTGAAACCCACATAGACTTTGGCTTGAAGCGTCCTTGTACGGGTAGTGCCTTGAGAATTGTACCGCGTGGGTAGTAGTTCTCTTGTTCATCTGCCTTCTGCTCTAGCAGATAGGCGATATCGCGTAGTTCGTCAGCAAAGCCAACGAGTTGTTCTTTTGTCATGTAATTGCTCTCCTAGTTGGTGTTTAGATTAGTGTATCTTGGTACTTATTATACACCCTAACCCACTGATTATCAAAGTCTAACTCTTTGTGCTTAGGCTTAGCGGAGCTGGGTGTGTAGCACATACAATTTATAAAGTGTGCTTGGCAAGACATACATGCTTCACAGTATTGGCAATACTCTATGGATACATCTATGTCTACTAAGGCTTCACACATAGGGCATTGGTCTATGATGAGATAGCCTTCTCTGTCGTTATGTTCTAACAACTCAGCGTAATAGGCTTGCTCTAAGTCGTAGTCTAGTGAAGTCGTATCTACTGACGGCTTAGGCTCTGCCTTGTAGGTAGTATAGGTAGTGCGCTTGTAACTTGAGTTGCTCCACCATACTCCGTTGTCGTCCCAAGTACCGAGTCTCTCGTTGATGAGATAGAGTTGGTACTCAGCGTTAGGATTGGCGGTGAGCACGGCTATCTTAGAACCGCTAGCCCACCCCTCAATCATGCGGTACAGATTCTCATCTTCCAAAGCGCGAACCCCACCAAGTTTAGGTAGGGTATCCTCTGCGAAGATACGCGTATCACTACGCTTGTCATCTTTCCCTATGAAAGTATCTAGCACACCATTGTGCGCTAGTACAGTATCAACATCATCACCCACTTGGAATGGGTGACAATTATCTTCATTCTTTACGCCATGTGTAGCGTAACGGGCATGCCATATAGCATAACCCTTTGGGTATTGCTCGCGCATGTGAAGAAACTTTGTTACGGCTTTACGAGCAGACATGGTACGATAACGGAATATCTTTCCGTCAACTATCATGGCGAACCCGTATCCGTGTGGGTTACTACATGCGCCTTCTGTAAGTTCCTCTCGCTTTGGTATAGCGTTAGGCTTACAGACAACTAATAGACACATAACACCCCCTTAGGCGTTGATTAGTGGCTTGCTGTCAAGAGATACGCTAGGCACTTTGGACATGCGTAGGTATAGGTTAGGGTATAGCCCGTTGTTAGCGGACACCCAATCGTAGAACCATTCCCACTTGAGCATGCCTAACTTTACATCAGACACGGACAAGTCACGGGTATATTCTACCGAAGCGTGGCACAATTCTAGGGCGGTCATAACGCCCTCGCGCTTCATGTTGCCACGAAAGAAGCGCAACTCTAGTGTGTAGTCGTTGTTGGTATTGACCGCACCATAACGCTCGGTGCGATAACCCCTATGTATTTTCTCCTGTAAGGAGAAGTGTGGTAAGCCCCACTCGTCGGGCTTGTACACATCATCAAAGCGAGCGAAGCGTGAGTTCTTACGCCCTGCTAACTTCATCATCTCGCGTGGGTTCTTATAGATTAGTGATAAGAACCTATGCGTGTGAGCACCCGACTTGAACGCAGCACGGGACACATGGACATGAAGCCCACAACTTTCGGTATCCCATGAGCGAGCGCCGTAGCTCGTGCGTAGGTGCTCAATGTAATTCCATAAATCTTTGGCTTGCTCATACGCACCAAGCGTATGTGGGTGTGTCACTAACTCAAAGCCCGTACCCTCAATAGAGCCGTCCGACTTGAGATAGCACACATTATCTTGCTCTAGTGGCTCAACACCGCTAACCGCCATGCTGTATAGGTTGTTAGTAATGTCGGGGAAGGTCATCTCTAACTCAAAGCCCATGTATAACCCGTTAGGGTCAACGCCATGAAAGGCAGGGTTAGGCTTGTAAGAATACTGATGTATCTTACCAGCACCACCGCCACATGGGCAACTGTCGCCGTCAGCATAGTATTCTTCACAATCGTCACAATACGAAGCATTGTCGTTAGTACAATACTCGCACCAGCGAGAACGCTCTACATTGTAACTACCCGTGCGGTCGTCGTCAAAGGTTTCTTCGCACCTGTCACAGTAGAACGAGTTATTCTCCCAGCAACCTTCGCACCATGAACTATCCTGTACTGTGTACCATGAGTCGCTATCTGTACCCGACCAATCGCAACGCTCGCATGTGCGGTAGCAATCTTGGCATACAGAGTCGCCGTTGTCTATCGTGAGCGAGTCGCCAGCGTTTATCTCGCTGTGACACTCGGAGCACGATACTACTTCGGGCGTATCTTCATCATCTATCGGCACTATCATCACCCCCTAGTGATTTACTTGTTGCCGTATTCTATCATACGCTTGACTTGTTGTCAAGCCTAGCATAACTTTGGTCAATCATCATGTTGGAAATCTTATCGCGTAGGTTATCCACATAGGCTTGAAGCCCTGTGAAGCCTTGCGCCTTTAGCCTTGCGCTCTCGTTGCGTAGGCTTGTGCGTAGCGTGTCTAATTCTGATGGCGTTAGCACTAGCATGTAGTCGCTGTCACTCACTTGCTTCTCCTAACCTTTACTATCTTACGGGCAATTATAGCACCGATTAGCACTATTGTCAAGCCCCATGATAGGTTGAAATATAGTGGGTCGGTTGAGAGAGTTATCCCCCAAGAACTCACGCTAAGTTCTAGCATGTTGTCCATATTCTAGCACACCCCCTAAGGCGTGTCAAGTATGCGGATACTTTCCGCGTGTCGCGCTAGGGTCATGAACCCTTGCCGTCTATCGGTGCGCGACTACCCTACTAATTACCCTGTAAGCCCACAAGTCGCGTGTGCTTACTTGCTGGCTTCAAGTCTGCCCGTGCTAGGCGTACCTTCTGCCCGAAAATCTCTCGCTTCTCCTGCCTATCTAGGGCGCGGTTTAGGCGCTCATAGTGGGCTAGGATTTCTGCCATGCGTGGTGTCATGGCTACCCCCTATTACTTGTCGTGTATGTTGAACGCTTTGGCGCGTGGTGTCGCGTTAGCGTGTAGTTGTGCTAGTATAGCACTCTCTTGTGCTTCTGTCAAGTCGGGCGTTAGTACGCGCTCTCCTGCCATGATGGCGCGGTTAGTGCGTTTTGCTAGGCGTACGACTTGTCCATGTACTAGGGGCGCAACAGTACGGGTATGCCCGTGCTTGTCCGTAACTGTAACGGGTGAGCATTGTGCGCCCGTTAGGTTATAGTTGCGCTTACCCCACGGGCGACTAGCCCGTACAGTACGCAGTTGTCTTACACCTACACCCGACCCCGCGTAGGGTCGTGTCACTTCTCTCTCCTTTCCTTTCCTTGTTGTGCCCTATTCTATCATATTCTATCGTAATTCCAAAATCGGGGAAAGTATCGGCGTGTCGTGTCACTTATGGCGTACCTATCACGGGCGACCCGTTGCTACTAATAGGCGAATCGCGTTTAGCGAATCACTAGCCTAACTTTCCCCTATTTAGTTTTACTATCCGATTATATCATGACTTTACGATTTCGCAAAATCTAATCTAATCGGCGTGTCGTGAGTATCTATCCGATATTCAATGACAAGACGCATACTAGACCCCCAAGATGAACGGAAGGTGAACGGAAGGTAAAGTGTTGGTGAACTCTAGGTGAACAGTAGGTAAATAGAACCTGAGAAAATACTGAGAGAAGTCTGAGAATTACCTGAGAATATAGGGGGGCTAGGGGCATGGGGGGAGTGTCTCCCACTCAATCATTAGAACACTTGTTCTATGACAGAAATCACATTTTTATTGCTTGACAAGATACAGAAGTCATGGTATAATGCCCCTTCTCAGGAAACTCTCAGGAAACTCTCAGGTCGGTGCGGAACTTTGAGGGGGCATTTGATAAATCAGCGACATATAATATACATATAGTCCCCCTAAAAATTTCTGTTATAAGCCCCCCTCATATATATACAAATCGGACATTATACCCCTAAAATAAAAATATATTAGGGAAACCTGTTCGGTTTCCCGATTTGAACAGGTTTTCTATATATGTAATAATAATTCCATATATAGAGCGAGCTTCGCTCTTCGGCTCGCTCGCTTATATTATATTATATATAATTATATATAACTTATATGGGGGTATACTGCCCGTTTCATGGGCGGCGTTATTAGTGTGATTTAACTGGAGGACTGACTATGGGACGAAAGCCAGGTAAGGTCGACATCCCTATGCACGAGGCTAAGGAGAAGGTACTCCTGATGCTGGCCCAGGGTAGTACCATCACCCAGGCTATGGGCTCTGTCAACCGCAATGAGGTTACCTTCCGTCAATGGACGATGAAGGATGAAGACTTTAAACAACGAGCCGATGCCGCCCGCCTAGAAGGCAAGGGCGTCAAGGCTGACTTGAAGAACCTGAAGGATATAACCTTTGAGGAGTTCTCTGAGCAGTTCCTTGATACCAAGCTCTTTGACCATCATAAGGATTGGGTAGACTTGATTGAGGGGCGCGAGCCTCGCTGGCTACACCCAGCTATGACTTACGAGCCCGGCGCAGCTAACCGAGTCCTGATTAATGTTCCACCCGAGCACGCTAAGTCTACCGTCATCACGATTAACTATGTGACTTACCGACTAGCCATAGACCCGAATGTAAGAATCATCGTAGTCTCTAAGACTCAGGGTATGGCCCGCAAGTTCTTAAGCGCCATCAAGACACGACTTTCCCACCCTAACTGGATTAAGCTCCAGACGGCCTTTGGCCCGAATGGTGGATACAAAGCAGATTCACAGACGTGGTCTGCCGACATGATTTATCTAGGAAGCGGACGAGACTCTGGCGAGAAAGACCCTACGGTGCAAGCCCTAGGCTTTGGCTCACAGATTTACGGTGCTCGTGCCGACTTGATTATCCTGGACGATGTTGTGATGAACTCCAATGCCCACGAGTGGGAGAAGCAAATTGAATGGCTTCAGAAAGAAGTCATCACACGCTTAGGACGACACGGGAAACTACTTATCGTAGGGACCCGTGTTGCTCCCGTAGACTTGTATAAGATGATTCGAGACGGTCAGCAATGGACTGGTGGCAAATCCCCGTTCACATACTTTGCACAACCTGCCGTACTTGAGTTTGATGAGAAACCTAAGAATTGGAAAACCCTTTGGCCATGGACGGATAGGCCCGAAGGCGAGAAAGATGAAGCAAATGAACAAGGACTCTACCCCAAGTGGGACGGCCCTTCTCTCTTCACTAGACGAAGCGAAGTGGCGCCTTCTGTCTGGGCAATGGTTTACCAACAAGAAGACGTCGTCGAAGACGCTATCTTTTCGCCAGCAGCAGTTGCAGGATGTGTCAACGGTATGCGAAAGCGCGGACCGCTTAAACCAGGTACTCCGGGCCACCCCAAGCATTTAGAATCTGCTTATACGGTTATTGGTCTTGACCCTGCGATGACGGGTAACACGGCAGCGGTGGTCTTGACCTATAACCGACAAGACAGTATGATTTACATTCTCGACTGTGTAAACATGACTGAGCCTACACCTATGAAGATTCGTGCCCTGATTGAAGATTGGGTACAGCGATACAAACCACAAGAGTTAAGAATTGAAATCAATGCACACCAGAAAGCATACGCACTCGATGACGACTTGCGTAACTGGCTCTCGATGTATGGGTGCCAACTCAACTCTCACTTCACTGGTAAGAATAAGTGGGATACTAGCTTTGGTGTGGCTTCTATGGCAAGTCTTTTTGGTAGCCTTAGAGATGGAAGATTCCAAGATAACAACTCAATAGAACTACCAAGCAATGAAGGTAGCGAAGGACTTAAGGCTCTGGTACAGCAGTTGATTACCTGGAAGCCTGAGACTAGAAACCCTAGCGACTGTGTGATGGCTCTATGGTTTGCAGTGATTCGTGTACGCGAGTTGATGCAACAGAACTCACAGTCAGCCAGATGGATGCAAAACCGTTGGGCTACTAGAGCACAGACAGAGAGACGATTCTCAATTAACTTAGATGAAGCCATTGCAGAACAATGGCAACAGACATACGGATAGGAGCCAGCTATGGCAAAAGTAAAGCGCCAAAGCGCTAGTGAAGTATCTCGCAAAGCAGAAAAAGCAAGATTATACTCTGGACAAAAACCGTCATCTGCGGGAATGTACGGTGGTTCAGAAGCTGAATGGGAACTACAAGAAACAGCTATGAATCTTAGTAGAGGAAAAGCAAAGGGCCTAGGAAGAATTACCAGAGGATTTTCATATCCTACTAAAGAAGAATCAACCGCTGCCCTACTTATGTCAAATTCTCGTGCTGCAGAATTATCACGCTCTGAAGCTCGAGCGAAATCTGCTGAAAAACGTGGAGAAGCAAAGGCTGAACAAGCCAGAATTAAAAGAGGAATGACAGGTCGCTCATCTGGTGGAATTACTGGTAAGGGTGGCAAGAGCGTTAACCCTACTTACAACACATACTAAGATTAGGAATTAAAGTGCCAAACAACAAAGCTGGTAAAATTTTAAGAGATATTATTTCAGGTAAAGCACCTGGTCGCGGCGCTGCTAATCCAAACTTTCCAGATGATTCGAACGTAAACCCGGTATACTCACGCAACTCTGGAAATCCTCCAATAGACCAAGGATTCAATAACAATCCAATGTCTAAAAAATTAACTAACTGGGCTAAGAAAAATAAAAGAACATTTCTTCCAGATACTAAAAGAAAATAAATTTTAACTAAAGGATATTATGGCACTTTCAATTGAACAGATTGCAGCGCGAGTTGACTCGCTACGCTTTCGTAACGCGGATAGGGACGCCCGTAATCTAGATGTCCTTGCTGTCCGTAAAGGTCAGATTGCCAGCGTATATCCTGACTTCTTTCCAGATGGAGTAGATGCAAATGTCGTTGCGAATTTTATTGACATTGTTGCTAGAGACTTATCTGAAGTTATGGCGCCTCTGCCTGCCGTCAACTGCTCGGCAGCAAACCAAACGAGCGACCGTGCTCGTGCTTTTGCTGACAAGCGTACTCGCATTGCTAGCAATTACTTTGCTCATTCTGACTTATCCGTTCAGATGTACTCGGGAGCGGACTGGTACCTAACCTACGGCTTCTTGCCATTTGTTATTGAGCTAGACGCAGAAGCTAAACTACCTCGTATTCGCCTAGAAAACCCAGTGGGTGCTTACCCAGAGTTCGACCGTTATGGTCGTTGCATCGCATTTGCGAAGCGTTATCAATTAACGCTAGGCGAACTCGTTTCACAATTCCCTGAGTATGAGCGCTCGCTCCTCGGTGGACTTGGATACAAGCAAGAACTAAACTCTCTCATTGAGATGGTTCGCTACTATGACAAAGACCAATCGGTAATCTACTTACCAGATAAAAATAATCTTGTCTTGTCATCTGTAAAGAATCCACTCGGTAAGATGATGATTGTTGTAGCACGCAAGCCATCTGTTGATGGAGAACTTCGTGGACAGTTTGATGACATTCTAGGTATTCAGTTGCTACGCAACCGCTTTGCACTCCTTGCTATGGAAGCTGCAGAGAAGTCTGTACAATCTCCAATCGTACTTCCACAAGATGTACAGGAGCTACAGCTTGGTGGCGATGCAGTTATCCGTACCTCAAACCCAGCTGGTGTACGCCGTGTAGAACTTACTCTACCACAAGGTGCATTCACAGAACAAACTCTTCTTAATCAGGAATTACGCGTTGGCGCTCGTTATCCTGAGGGACGCACAGGAAATGTCAACGCATCTATTGTCACGGGTCAGGGCGTTCAGGCTCTCATGGGCGCGTTCGACACCCAGGTCAAATCTGCACAGGCTATCTTTGCTAGCGCCCTCCGTGATGTAATTCAGATTTGCTTTGAAATTGATGAAAAGATTTTCCCAGACGAGAAGACAATCCGTGGTGTAGATGCAGGTGCTCCGTATGAAATTACATACTCACCTAAGAAAGACATCAAGGGTGACTACTCTGCAGATGTACGCTATGGAATGCTTGCAGGATTAAACCCTGCCCAAGGTCTTATCTTTATGCTCCAAGCTTTAGGTGGTAAACTCATCTCTAAAGATATGGCTATGCGTGAACTACCGTTTACCGTCAATGTTAGCCAAGAAGTTGAAAAGATTGAGATTGAAGAGATGCGTACTGCTCTTCTTGCTTCGCTCCAAGCTTACACACAAGCTATTCCTCAGCTTGCCGCTGGCGGTGGAGACCCAAGTCAAATCGTATCTAAGATTGCTCAAGTAATTAAAGCACGCCAAAAGGGACAGGCGATTGAAGATGCAATTGAAGAAATCTTCCCAGCGCCACAACAACAGGTTCCTTCTGTTGGTGCACCTATGGTTGAGCAACCGTCCCCTGCTCCCGCTGCGCCAGCAGAAGGCGCTCTTCCTGGACAAAATGAACCAGGTGCAGCGCTAACAGCTCCACCATCAATTCAAAGCCTTCTTTCAAGTTTGACATCAGGCGGCGAAATAAACGCAAGCGTAAGAACTATTCGTCGACGATAATCTAGGAGGGGACGATGACAACAATTATTGGCGTTGAATATGATGACAAGTCTGTCATTGTTGCCGATAGTCGCATTACTGATGATGGCGGTAAAGTTTACTCACATCCAGTTATGCGTAAGATTACACAACGCGGTGCGTTACTAATTGCAGGAGCTGGTGAGGTTGCTCCTTGCGACATAGCCCAGAACATCTGGGTACCACCAGTATTTTCAGCGAAGGACAAGAAAGATGCCTATCGCTACATGATTGTAAAAGCTATGCCCTCTCTTCGTAAGTGCCTTACAGAGAATGGTTATAACTTTGATGAAACTCACGACAAAGATAAAGATGGATTAAGATTCCAGTTTCTCATCGCAGTTGGTGGCGAGCTCTTTGATGTCGACCAGGATTTGGCGGTGATGAAGAGTGGAGAAGGATTCTACGCTATTGGCAGCGGAGGCTCTTACGCCCTTGGTGCTCTTTATGCAGGTGCTGATGCCATCGCAGCAATGGAAGTTGCCGCAAGAGTCAGTGCCTACACAGCAGCCCCATACCAAGTAGAAGAGCAATACAAGTGAGCAAGTTTACAGAAGCTATAGAAAAAGCAATGCGTATACTTGCAGAAGAATTAGAAGACTCTGATAGTCAGATATGTACTGGATGGGTATTAGTAAGTGAGTGGAGTGACTACGAAGGTACACGCTATCTCATGACAGATGTAAGTGAAAACATGAATCCTTGGTTAGCCAAGGGAATGCTACTATCAGCAGAAGAATATTCATATGTTCCAGAGGAGGATACCAGTGGCAGTAACTGAAAACCGCGGAGGCGCCAATGGTGGCCCACAATACAACCCAGCTAACATTAATGGCCTTGGCGGAAACGGCCAAAGCGGTAATATTGATTATACTGGATTTGGGTATGCAATGAATAAGGCTGTTAATACTCAACGCGAAGCAGCTCCAATTGAAACAGAACCACTGCCTGGCCAAAAGCCTGTTTCTCAAGCACAAGTACAGAAATCTTTTCGTGATTTGTTCTCTGATACAATAAATGATGCTGAACCTATAACAAATGGGGTGCCAGTTGGCCCTGGCGACAACGAGTCAGCCTTGCCACCTATATTTAGAAGCAATGCTAGACGAATTGAAAATCAGGATGTAGCACGTAAGTATCTTCCATTTTTAGTCATGGGAACACAGATTCCTGGAGCAACTGATTCATATAAACAATTTGTTAGCTATGTAGAGGGTATGCTGTGGGAGTAAGTTGGGTTAAGGGTAGCATATACGACAATATTGATGTCCTATCTAACTCACTTGGATATGAAAATGCATCAATTGTAATGCAACTAGCTATGGTTCCATGGGATTCACCAGAGGAACGAGATGCATTTGTTGCTTCAATTATTGAAAACTCTCCTCAGGGTGGTACAAAAAAACTAAAAACAAAAAGAAAAGCAGGTAAATAATGTCATTGTGGGACAACTTCCTCAATAATATTGCTAAACCTGTTACAAAATCTTTTGTATCTGGAATTGAGCAAGCAGCAAGTTTTGTTGGCAGAGGCTTAATGTCCCCTGCACAAACACTTATTCAGGCTGTGATACCAGCAGCAACTAATATTGGAGTAGCTAAAACACCTGGCGCTATTGCATTATCAGAAAAGGCACGTAAAGGAATTGCGGAAAACCTTCAATACGAAGTCTATTCCCAGGCCGAAAGTAACGATATCCTTCTTAAGACTTCTGCTGCCTTAGAGAGAAATGTATTTTCTAAGTTTACACGAGCGGCTGGAACCGCTGCGCTCCTCACCGACGTAGACTCTCCATTATATGAACCAGGTGAGTATGAAAAGGGTTTCCAAGTAACAGATATTAAGCGTGCTTGGAATAGAACTGAGAAGGTTTCTGCTTTTCAAGCACTGACAAAATCCATAGTCATGGATGTCACCCCGCTAGGTGACTTACAATCAGTGGTATACAAACTAGGTGATATTGATGGTGCACAACTTAGCGTCTGGGATGATGAGGATATACAAAAGAACTTCGTAGATAACCCAGTCGGACGCTGGTATACGGGGTTTGGCGACTTTGTTGTAGGAAACGCCGCTGTTTATGGTGGCACTAGCATGATTGCTAAGGCTGGATTAAAGCTATTCCAGATTGCTGGCCTATCAACTAGAGCTAAAACTGCTTCTCAGTTTGAAAATGAAGTAAATGAGGGCGTAGTATTTAATCAAACTAGCGGCGCCAAGGGTAGGCAGACTGTATCTGGTGATGAAATCTACCAGTTATCAAAAACACAGGATTTAGATTATATTCAACGTGTCATTATTGGAACTGAAAAGAACCCAAAATACAGTAACAATGAAAATCTTATCTATCTTATTCAACAGACAGACGACCCTGCCGTTGTCAGAGATTTGATTCTTGCTGACAAGGGTTATATCCCAGCACTTAATCGCTTATCTCAGAATAGAAGCTCAGATTTAGCAGAACTTGCAGATTTTCCCTCATTTGTCAGAGCAAAGAATGCTTTAGATAACCAACTCTATCACCCAGAAGGCGTAGCATTAGGTCGCATTCGAGCAGCATTCGATGATACTATTGTCAAGAATCCTGAGTACATTAGAATACGTGATGCATTCTTCAATGAAAAAGGCGAACTAACAGTATTTGGGCGCGAAGGATACTTCCCTATTGAGCCTAAAATTGGTACAGCACTTACATCTAAGATTCGTGGAAGAAGCAATCAACTAGCTGCTGCTGCAGTATCAAGGGACTTTAGCAAAGTTGGCGGGATTGCTGAACGCATTTTGGGTAGTGCTCGCCCTAATGGCTTACAGGTAAGATTAGTAAGATTTGTTGGAAGTTATAAGCCACTTGGATATGTCACATACTCTGGGGCTAGAGCAAATGACGGCCTAATCGAACTTAATGCATTCTTTGACGATTTGATTACATTTCGTGATGGAAGAAATAAAATTGAAATAGCACCTAATCAATTTATTACTGCATCTGAGTACAGAAATGCTATTAGTTCTCGATGGATTGGTGCAAAAAATAATATCGAACGCGAAGCAATACTTGATGAACTCGATGAGAAAATAGGCGTAGATATTGCACGCACCCTTAAAATTTATAGCCCAAAGATAACAGAGTTTGTTAGAGATGTAAAGAATCGTATAACTCAATCTCAGATGAATATCAGTAGAGACGGTTTTGCCATGGACTATAATGGCCGCGGTGTCTTAACAGACCCTTATACTCAAAGCCAACTTGTAGATTCACATCGTATGGTTCCATGGAATATCATCGAGAAGGAACTCATTCGCGCTGCTAGCCGTAGCAAGGTTAAGCGCGGTGCAATGATTAGTCAAGACGTTGCAGCTAATGTTCTAGAACAGTTTAATAAGTACTGGACATTTGATGTACTTGCTCGCCCTATGTATATTCCAAAGCAATCAATATCTGAACCGATTTTGAGCGCTGGCCTAGGTATGGGCTTCGGGAGAGTAATGGCTGATGCTCCAATGGCTCACAAAAATTTCTTGTTAAATATGAAAAATCGTGTGGCAGAAAGAGCGTCAAGGGTTTTAAATGCAGGCGAACTTAAGGCTGTAAACCGTGCCGTAGAAGATATATCTGACCAACTTGATGCAGCCATTCAAAACCTAGATGGTCTGTATGCGGAAGCTGATGAATTCTTTATAAAGAAAAACCTTTCTCCAGCAACAATACGTGATAATTCAGCTGCCGTAAAAGCCAGCTTGCGTTCGGCTGAAAGACTTGTCGACGACTTAGAACTAGAGTTGCGAGACGCTGCTAAACCCTATGCAACCGTAGGGCAGGTTCCAACAGTTGCAAATCTAGAACGACGTATAAAGTTTATTGAGTCGCAAAAAGACTCAAACTTTAAAGCAAAAAATGCTGGACTTATATCCAATGCAAAGTCAGCAATTGCAACAGCAAAGGGTGAAATAAATACCTTGATGCCTGACCAAAAGGCTCTCAATAATATTTATTCTAAAATCACTAAGATTTATGACGAGATTGACAGTAGAATTATTAATGAACTTGGTGAGGCACGTTACAATCAAGCTGTAGTATTTGGTAAAAGCGAAGCCTATAAGAAGCGTTACTATGGAAAAGATGTACGCTATCGAATGGTCAATGGTCAATGGATGCCGATTGAATCCTTGTTCGATGAGAATCAACTAGGTAGCGCCCTTCGTGCTGAGTTTGAAAACGGTCGCACTATTGCGGCTACATATCTAAATGAACTCACAATTGGAACCCGTACGGGTACACTAATGCGTAAGGGTCCTAAGACCGTAACAGATGTGTCTAGCCCAATCTATTTTGAAGAATTAGCTTATGTTGCTAATCGAGTTCTACGTAACGACCCATTGGTTAAGTTAGTCTTAGAAGAACAGCCAGATAGAAAAGTGTTGGAATGGGCTTTATCTACCGAGGGCAGGGCATACGCTAACCAGTTTGGTGAAATTACAGAAGGCATGATTCCTGATTTCGTCAGAGACAGGATTGGATTTGTAAAAAGATACCTGCCTAATGTTGAAGCGCGAGCTTTGGTTAATAGTCGAGAGGTATCCTCTGTAGACTTACAGAAGATTTTATCTAAGGATATGGGTAGACTTAGTCCTATTCATCCAATTGATTTTAACTATCATCTCGCATCTGAAGTGTTCGGTGTGCGCGGTTTAGGCGCATTTGAAACTGCAGTAAACAAAGGCATGAGCAAGGTATGGAGATACCTTACGAGTCCAGAAAATCCTATTCGCTGGAATTATGCCGAAAATATATTTGCTGACATTGTGGCATCTAAGGCAAACAGATTAGCTGAACAGGGCGTTCCTATTACAGTTGACTCCATGAATGCTCTGCGTGCATCAGCCACTAGAGAAGCGCTTCAGGAGACAGAGCGTACCTTTTATACCGTACGCCGTCAGAATCGTGGGCTATTTGCAGCAAGGGCTTTCGTAGCGTTCCCAACAGCCACACTAAATGCCTTTTACCGTTATGGTAGATTTGCAATTAAAAACCCTGCACGCTTTGCTGGGTTTATGCACTCCTATCACTCTATGTTCCAATCATTCGGTGTCGATAAATATGGCAACCCAACCGATGATGTGCTAAAAGTAACACATATCTTAGTTCCTGGAACTAAAGAGCTTGGTTTATTTGGTGGCCAAGGTGTTCTACTTAATGCTCGTTCTATTGGATTCTTGCTGAACTGGCCAACCCCATCGTTCATATCAGCAGTTCCTGTTGCTTATCTATATGAGAAGTATCCTGATTCAGAACAAACAATGAAGGATATTCTTGGACCGTCATATGATATTCTTTTCCCGTACGGTCCACCAGAAGGAGTTGGAGGTGCATTTGCATCACTTACTCCATCATGGGCAAGAGACTTCTACACCTACGCCAGTGGCAATGAGGGCCGTAAAGACTACTTAAGCTCAGTCAAGTCTGTAGCAAATTACTATCGAGCCCTTGAAGAAATGGGTATTGCTAAATTTCCAGGCATGGACCAGGTACGCAAAGATGCTAGAGAGCTATATAAAATTAAAGCTCAATGGACGTCATCATCTTTATTTGGTGTCCCAGCTAAAATAGAAACACGTCCCACTTTGGTCTTTGAGCAATACTTTGATATTCTAGTAAATAAATATCGCTCCGCGGGATTAACTACCGAGCAAGCGAAAGACCTAGCTGGACAAGAGTTTCTAGCAAATATAAACCCTTCGTTCCCTCTTGATAGACTTACCTACAAAGGTTCAAGTGCAAAGGGTTTTGTCCCCCCAACGCTTGCTGCTTGGAACCGAGTCATGGTCGAAAATCCAGGGCTAATAAAGAAGATTCAGGCTAATGGACTGGAGACTCTTGGTTTAATGACAATGGATTTGGATGAAAATCGTGAGGACTTTAGTCTATCGGTATATAGGTTACTGAAAGACCCAGATACAAAACTTCCAACAGGGACACTTTTAAACGAGGTTGCCCTTACGCCAGAAGAAGAGGAAACTGAGCGTATGGTAAATCGTACTTGGAAAAAGTACTGGGATATGCGAGATAGATTTGAAAAGAAAGCCATTGAGCTCTACGACGTTACATCACTTCGTAAGGCTCCAGATGAATTCCAGGCAGGGTTACGTGAGTACGGTGATACCATACTCAAGCAGGAAAACCTGGAGTGGTGGAAACGTTGGAAGAAATCAGAGACTAGAGATGAATCATTTGTATGGGCATCTAGTCTTTGGGATATAACCAATGATGATAATTTTATGAAAAAGTATGGCAATACAAAACTATGGTCTGATGCCAAGAAGTTTATTCAGATTAGAGAAGCTATATCTAGTGCATATAATTCTTTATCTTCTGATTTCCAAGGTAAGTCAAAAGTACGAGAGGCGTATCTAGCAACCGTAGATGAACTTATAACAACATACCATCCAAAATTACAAGAAGTTATAAAGAGATATTTCGATAACGATAGACTAAAGGCGGTGCGATAATGGCAGATGAATTAGATGTATTTATAGAAACATTTACCGCTATCCTTGAACAACTTCTTGGTGGTAAGGCAAAGAATACTAATACTAAAACCACCACAAAAGATATATTAAGCATCAATGCTACGGCTGCTAAAACACTTCTTGACCAAGTCGCCAAAGACGCTCAGTATACTGGGAAGCTTTCAAAAGACGACATAACCGCTTTTGTTAATGACTTCAATAAGAGAGCCCAAGCGCAAGCCGAAGTTGCTGTTAGAAATATTACTGAACGTATTAAGCCTGGAGCTAAACCAGAAGACATAACAAACATTATTAATAATTATGTCACCACCACAAGTCTATCTTTCCTTGACCCGAAGAATTTAGCACAGGATTACATCTGGTCTAAGATTAACTTTGCTGATGAGAAAACCCTTGGTGGCAAATCGCTTAGCGCTCTCCAGGATGTAAGAGCATTAATTCGTAATAATGGAATCCTTGATGTATCTGATATTGAAGTTCAGAATACTGCTAAGAAAATTGCTCGTGGTGAGATGACGCTTGATGAATACCGAGCCACACTACAAGCAAAGGTTATTTTAAACTATCCACAATTTGCCGATAGATTTAAGAATAACCCTAATGCCTCAGCTAGAGAAATATTTTCCCCATATATCAATACAATGGCTAAGGTACTGGAAAAAGACCCTAATGAAATTCAGTTAGATAATCTATACCTAGATAAAGCTCTAAGACCTGACGGCGCCGCAGGAAAACTTTTACCAATGTCAATATCGGACTTTATTATTATGCTAAAAAATACACCTGACTACGACAATACGCGACAGTCCAATGAGGATGCAAGAAGTGCTGCTACCGCATTTGGCAGAGCCTGGGGATTTGGAGTATAAATGCCGTATAATCCTTCTTATGAAGTAATGCTAATCGATGGTGGTGGAGATGTAATTGAAACTCCAGTCACGCAACCTGCATCGGAGCAAAAGCCAGTTCCTAAAGGTGCAGCTCCAGAAGACGTTACTCCTGTAGCGGCACCCCCAGTAGGCGTTACCCCTGTAGCGTCACTCTCAGCAGTGACTCGCGAAGAACGCATGGCTCAACTCAAGAGCGAACGAGAAGAACGCGTTGTTGCTGCTGCAGAGTCTCGTGCTGCATCTAATCCAATGTTTGACCCAACCAATAGACCAGAGGCCCCAGCCGAAGATGCGGATAATATTTACTATTATAGCTGGATTGGTGGAGTGACGACTGGTCAATGGAAGTTATACAAACAACCAAAGACAGGAACTGAATCGGCTGTAGCTAGCGCTCAAGCTCGTTCAGAAGGTGGACAAACAAAAGCTAGTTTTAGTAGCGCGGTTGGCGCAAACACCCTCAGCGCTGGGGGAGTTACAACATCTACGGCTATTGGTAAGCCAACAGATGGTTCAACAAAAGTTGATGGCACCCAAGATGGGACTGGCAGTAAGGTTGTAAATCCACCAAAGCCCGTCGGGACACCTCCTGCATTTGTATATGATTCAGTTAGCGGTACTTGGGTTCGTCCATCATATCCGACTGATGGCAAGCAGTACACATGGGATGACTCTGCCGGATGGGTAGATGTTAATGTTCGGCCTGGCCCAACAGGAACTAGCAATACTGAAACTACCAGAAATCTAGCGGTAAATACTTTTAAGAATACGCTGGCTCTTTTGTTTGGCCCATTAGAGGCTAATCAACCTTGGATGGATGAGTTATACAGTCTTGTTTCTAGCTATTACAAAACAGGCTCTACCATTGATGAGGCAATAAATCTTTCACTTCGTGATGCCCGTAACAATCCTAAGCTCACAAAGTTTACTGATAGATTTAAAGCAGTATTCGCCCTTGAGGACATGGTAAGAGCTGGCAGGCCAGTATATGTTCCAACCATATCTGAATATGTAGCAACCGAAGAAAAGCTTGCTGATGTATTTAATAGGGCTGGGCTTGGAGAGTTAGCAACTCAGCAAATATTAAGCCAGGTTATTGGAACAGGTAAGTCTGTAACAGAAACAACAGCCCTTATTACAGATGCGTTTGCATTAGTTGATAATGCGCCAGATGCATGGAAGAAAGCCATTCAAGAACAATTCCCATATGCAACGCGTACTAAATTAGCTACCGCATTGCTACTTGGTGAGAAGGGTGCTCAGCAACTTGAAAAAGAATTTCAAACAATTGGAGTTCAAGCTGCCGCTAAACAACAAGGATTAACAATTAGCCAGGCTAGGGCTCAAGATATATTTGCCCAGGGCTATGGTTATACTCAAGCACTTGCTAAATTTGGAGAAGTTTCAAGCATCTTAGGCAGAGGCCAACAACTTGCAGAGTTCTCTAAACAAGCGCCACTTACACAGCTTGATGTAGAGCAAGCAAGAATTGAAAAACTTTCTGCTAAACAAAAGAAAATAGAAGAATTAGCAGCTCAAGAAGAAGCTAGATTCTCTGGACAATATGGTGGACTTAAGTCCCAACGCCGAGCAATTGGCGGTATGATATAGAATCCTGACGGACCTATCGGCCCCGTCGGTGTAGAAGACCGATAGCAAGAGCCAGCCCATTTCCCCGAATGGTAACTGAGGCTTGCGACTAACAACGAATAGAAGGGTGGGTTGCTATGAGCAACAACTACTGGGACGATGAAGACGATGACCTAGATACACAAGAGCAGTACAATGGTGATGGCAGTGACTTGTTAAAGAAGTTACGCAAAGCCAAGCGTGCTGACGAGAAGCGTATCAAGGAACTTACTGAGCAACTTGAGTCACTATCCAAGGTGCAGCGTGAGCGAGTCGTTAAGGAAGTCCTAGCAAAGAAGGGTGTCAACGAAAAAGCTGCACGCCTTGTATTGAAAGACTTGGATGATGTTAACGAGGAGTCAGTATCACACTGGCTCGATGATAACGCAGACTTGTTTGGAATCAAGGTTCAGCAAGAAGAAGCCCCTGTAAGTCAACAAGACATTGCACGGCTACGCCAGCAAGATGTCTTGACACAAGGTGCCGTGACACCTGATAGAGGATTGGATTTAGACCAGCGTTTAAATCAAGCAAACTCTGCTGAAGAGTTGCTGTCAATTCTCCAATCACAACAATAATCCGTTCATAGTCTAGGAGACTAAAACTAATGTCAAACCAATATACCTCTACCGCGAGTACATCACTCGGCGGTACAGTTGGTGGCGCAGGTCTCGTACAGAAGGCGTATGACCGCCTTCTCGAGTTCGCTCTCCGTTCAGAACCACTAATTCGTTCTGTCGCAGATAAGCGTCCTGCACGCCAAGCAATCCCAGGACAAACCGTCGTACTCCAGAAGTATGTCGATTTGGACCAGGCAACCTCAACACTGACAGAGACAACTGACCCAGATGCAGTTTCTCTATCAACACCTACAACTGTCACCGTTACTCTCAATGAGTACGGAAATGCAGTACTCGTAACCCGTGCACTTGAGTTGTTCTCACTTGCAGATGTAGACCCAGCGATTGCAAACATCATTGCTTACAACCTTGCTGACTCCATCGATGCAGTTGCTATGACAACTCTTCGCTCAGGTTCCAACAACATCTACGCAGGTAACGCAACTTCTGTTGCTGGTGTAGATGCTGCTGATACAATTGACTCAGCTGATATCCGTCGTGCTGTTGCTAAGCTCCGTGCAAACAAGGCCAAGGCTCGCCGTGGTTCCTTGTACTGGACAGGTATCCACCCAGAAGTTTCACACGACCTTCGTGCAGAAACCGGAAACATGGGCTGGAACTTCACACACATCCAGACTTCTCCAGCTGTAGACAAAGTATGGGCAGGAGAAATCGGAGAATACGAAGGCGCATTCTTCATCGAATCTCCACGCCTTTACAGCGCTAAGTCAGGTGCAGACCAGACCGCTCTCGCTACAACCGCTGTAACCGTTGCAGGTACATCAGCAGGCTTCACCTTCGGTGTTGCTTCTTCTGCTGTTATCGCAACTCGTGCAGAAGTTGGCGATAAGATTGCTGGAACTGGTATTGCTTCTGGTGCAAAGATTACTGCAATCAGCACCTCTGGCTCAACCACAACCTTCACTGTAGATACAGCAAACACTGGTGCAGTTACTGCAACCACAACTGTTACTGTAACTCCAGTAACCCGTGTATTCGACACAATCGTGTGCGGTGCTCAAGCTATGGCAGAAGCCGTTGCTGAAGAACCACACATCGTTATCGGTAATGTAACTGATAAGTTGATGCGCTTCCGCCCAATGGGCTGGTACGGCGTACTTGGCTTCGCAGTCTACCGCGACGAAGCGTTGTATCGCATTACCTCTGGTTCCTCAATCGCTGCTCTCTAGTTGATTGACTCTGCAGGGTAGGCCTTGAAACCTACCCTTCGGGGTGAGTTCACTAGAAAGGGACTTATGACAACCTGGTTATTTAAAACCCCAACCGTAGAGGAAGGGCCTGCTGGTGAGCACCGTTTGTTTTACTTCTATAAAATTGACAGAGGTATTACAATAGTACTAAAGCCTACTGGTGGATACGCACAGATACGCTATCCTGTAGATGACGACTTGGATACATATCCAGCCGTATATCGTGGTGGCTACTCATACGAAGTAGATGACACAACAAAGGCAGCACTCATTGCTGGCGGAGTCGGTGTCACGGAGGATAACTTTACAGCGCTATGAAACATTGGGAACATCATCCTGAGCCGGTGGACGGCTGCTTTGGGTGTAAAGGCCTAAGCTTACAAATGAATGCAGGAGACGCTGACAGTCGCAAACAGATGACTAACAAAGCGTTCAACAAAGAATTGGATGCCTACAAAGAAGCTAGAGCACAAGGCATTCAACCATCTGGAACTTCAATGAAGAAGATTCAGGAAGCAGTAAAGGCTAGTGAGACATTGGGCAAAGCATATGATGCTGGCAAGATGCCTCCGGCTACAGCAATCAATAAAAAATCAGCAGCGGTAATGAAAGAACTAGGAGTATAAAATGCCAAAAGTAGGCAATAAGAAGTTCCCTTACACAGCTAAGGGTAAGAAGGCAGCTAAGGCTTATGCTATGGGTGAGAAGATGGAATCCAAAGCAGAGAAGAAGATGGAAGCCAAAAAGGGTATGAAGAAGATGGCTGCCAAAAGCTCAATGAAGAAAATGGGAAAGAAGAAGTAACATGGCAGGTAGCGCATATGGCCGTGCTGCTAGATACATTAAGAATGTTGCAAAAGAATATTCGCAATGGGATTCTAGCCGAACAGAAGAGAACACCGGTCAGTTCTATGGAGCTCTATTCCAGGGCCGTCGTTATGATAAGAACGGCAACCTGATTGAGAAGAAGAAGAAATGAAGAAGACTGCTAAGCAAAAGAAAGTATCCAAGGTTATGCGCGAGTTCAAAAAGGGCGAGCTTAACATTGGTAAGTCTTCCAAGAAAGTAAAGTCTAAGAAGCAAGCTGTGGCAATTGCATTGTCACAAGCAGGTATGGCTAAGAAGAAAAAGTAATGTCTTCGGGTAAATACAAGCCACACCGTAGATTTAACCCGATTCAAATTAAAGATGGCATGGTAGTAAAACTTCGTAAAGATGGTAGAATCCGAGCGGTTCTAGGAAAGTATGGGGAGTATGGAAAACAAAAGCAAGCGTGACCCACGGTTAGCTCGTGCTGGAGTCTCAGGTTTCAACAAGCCTAAGCGTACTCCCAACCATCCTAAGAAGTCACATGTCGTTGTGGCTAAAGTCGGGGACAAAGTAAAGACTATCCGTTTCGGTGAGCAAGGTGCAGAAACTGCAGGCAAGCCTAAAGCTGGAGAGTCTGACAGAATGAAAAAGAAGCGTGCATCTTTCAAAGCACGCCATTCAAAGAATATTGCTAAAGGCAAGATGAGTGCAGCTTACTGGGCAGATAAGGTTAAGTGGTAATGTCATACACCAAACCTGAACTGCGTGAGCGTATCAAGAACCGTGTACTTGCTGGGACAAAAGGTGGCAAGGCTGGTCAATGGTCTGCTCGTAAAGCACAGATAGTAGCCCAAGAATATAAGAAGGCTGGTGGTGGCTACACAGGTAGCAAGACCAGCAAGCAGAAGTCTTTGTCCAAGTGGACTAAAGAGGACTGGGGTACTAAGTCAGGTAAGCCTAGCACACAAGGCTCTAAGGCTACAGGTGAGCGTTACCTTCCTAAAAAAGCTCGTGAGAAGTTGTCAGCAGCTGAGTATGCTAAGACTTCAGAAAAGAAACGAGAAGACTTGCGTAAGGGTAAACAATTCTCTAAGCAACCTAAATCAATAGCAAAGAAAACTTCGAGGTATAGATAATGGCGACAGGAACAGCAGGTAGTTCATTTACTAGCGAACTCAATCGCTTGGCTAATGGTGGGACATATCCGGCAATTAGTGCATATGTTGCACCTACTGAAGCTGCCAATGTGTATGCTGGAACTACAGGCCTAGCCTTGATTGGTGCTCTTAATAAGAAAGCAGACGCTAATCGTCAGCCAAATGAATACAAGGCACTTGGCGGTATCTGCAATGAACTTGCAGGAACAACTGATTTATCCCCAACTGACGCTTTAAGGAGCATTAACCTGTGACAACACTTGCAGAAATGATTGATGAGGTTCTTGTTAACCTATCAGGATATACATACCAGCAGGACAGAAGCACATACCTTACGGCTGCAGTCACCACATTAACTTCTCCTAGTTCCTCGCCAACGATTCTGAGCCTAGGCTCTACTCAAGACTTGGGCAAGGGTGTCATTGAAGTTGACGAGGAATTGATGTGGGTATCTTCCTTTGACCGTGTAGGTAACACAGCAACTATTGCTCCATATGGACGAGGATATCTAGGCACTACACCTGCCACACATGTAGAAGATACCAAGGTTACTATCTCTCCAATCTTCCCACGCGCTGTCGTCAAGCGTGCTATCAATGACACAGTCCGTGCTGTTGGTACACAGCTAATGGTTATCGGACAAACAACCTTTACCTTCAACCCATCAGTTACAACTTATGAAGTATCTGATAGTGGTGGAAGTCTTATTGAGAATGTACTGACTATGTCTTGGCAAGATATTGGTCCTAGCCAGGAATGGATTCCAGTTCGCCGTTGGACATGGGACGCCAAGGCTGAATCTGCTACATGGGGCAACAATGCCCAGACAGTTACTGTTGGTGATTACATCACTGCTGGACGAACAGTAAAGGTTAACTATCTTAAGCAGCCATCAGCAATGTCTAGCACATCTGATGTCTTCACAACAACCACAGGATATTCTGAAACTGTTAGAGATGTTATAACTCTTGGTACAGCATACCGACTACTGACTTATCTTGACCCAGCTCGTGCTAGCCAGATTGCTCCACAAGCTGATGAGATTGATGCTAAGCGCTCCTTTGGCTCTGCCAACTCCGCTGCTCGTCAAATCTATGCACTATATCAACAAAGACTTAAAGAAGAAATATCAGCCTTCCAGGGTCAATTCCCAACCCGAGTTCACTACAGCCGATAGGAACCTAAATGACAACTCGCCAATACTCGTCCCGCTCTCAGCAAACTACGCTGACTGGAACAATTACATCGGGTGCTACCTCGATGACAGTTGTATCAGGTACCACATTGTTAGGCGGTGTTACAATCCCATCTGGTCGTACCTTTACATTGGTCATCGACCCAGATACAGCTCTTGAAGAAATCGTAGATGCCACGGCGGTTGCCACTAATACCTTTACGGTTACTCGTGCTATTGACGGCTCATCGGCACAGGAACACTCAGCAGGTGCAGTAGTTCGCCACATGGCTATCGGCCGTGACTTCCGCGATGCTAACCTCCATGCAGAATCAGATGCTTACTACAATGACGGTAGTGGCTCTGGTCACACAATGCACGGTATTGGTTCAGGTGAGGGTGTTGTTGTAGGTACGCTCAAGACACAGACCCTTACCAACAAGACTCTTACCTCTCCAACAATTTCAAATCCTACTCTTACAGGTACACCCTCTGCTGAAGCTAGCATAGTCTTTGAAGGCTCTACAGCAGATGCCTACGAGACAACCCTGACTGTAGTTGACCCGACACAGGACAACACAATCACCCTACCTAATACCACAGGTACGGTAGTCATCGTTGACGCTACACAGACGCTGACCAATAAAACCTTGACGAGCCCTGTAATATCAGGTACGCCAACAATTACAGGTCTGTCCAGCGCAGGAATGATTTCATCCTCTGCTACACCTAAAGATTATGTAGATAGCATTCTAGGCTCAGCAACGGCTGCAGCAACCTCAGCAGCATCGGCTGCTACTAGTGCTGCCTCTGCCGCTACGAGTGCCTCTAGCGCCTCTACAAGTGCTTCTAGCGCCCTAACTAGCGCCAACAGTGCATCTACCTCAGCCACAGCAGCAGCCACCTCTGCAACCTCTGCAGCGGCTTCTGCGACTGCAGCAGCAACCAGCGCCACAAGCGCTGCTGCCTCTGCTACTACGGCTTCTAACTCTGCTGCCGCTGCTGCCACATCGGCTACCTCAGCAGCAACATCAGCCTCATCTGCTTTAACTAGCGCTAACTCAGCCAGCACATCTGCTACATCTGCAGCCAACTCGGCAACTGCTTCGGCTACATCAGCAAGTGCTGCTGCAACATCTGCAACATCTGCTGCAGCCAGTGCAACTGCTGCTGCTACCTCTGCTGCTAGCGCAAGTACATCTGCTTCATCTGCTCTGACTTCTGCTAACTCTGCTGCTGTAAGTGCAGCCAGCGCTGCTGCTGCAGTTGCTGCATCCTTTGATGCAAAGGGAGATTTACTAGTAGGTACAGGAGCACAAGCCTTTGACCAACTCACAGTTGCTGCAACTAACGGTTATGTCTTAAGTGTCAACTCAGCGACAGCAACAGGACTTGAATGGCAAGCGCCTAATCAAGGCGACATTACAGGAGTCACTGCTGGTACAGGACTTAGCGGTGGTGGTACTTCAGGTGCTGTTACACTTAGCCTTGATACAACTAGCGTATATGTTGTACCTACCCAGACAGGACAATCTGGTAAATATCTAACAACAAATGGAAGCGCCGCTTCTTGGGCAAGCGTAGATGCTCTACCAAGCCAGACAGGAAACTCAGGAAAATATTTGACCACAGACGGAAGTACCGCTTCGTGGGCAACAATTACAACAGACCCAACACCAACAGCGTTGCTGTTCGGTGGGATGTAACTAAGGAGAAATAAATGCCAACAACCTATAAAGTCCTTGGGCAATCAAACCCATCGGCAACAACAGCAACAACCCTATACACAGT